CATAATATACATAAATATACTATAGCGTCAGTTAATCTTCCTCTTACATTTTCTCTTTGTGATACGTGTCCTCTAAGATATGAAGCAATGCCATCTATATGTTTCATTAAATATATCCACAATATCATTTCTTTGCTTTGTCCTGTTTGATTAGCTATTCTTTCAAAATTAGCAAACACATTATTTTCATTCATAGCATATTCTTTTTGACCTTCAGTATGAATTTTTTTTACTTGAGAAAATATTATATTAATTGTATCTAACATTTCTTTATGTTTCATTATTTCTCCTTGTTATATAAACCTACACTTTTTCCTCGATAGCTTCTGTTTACGGTGTAAACCACCTGTATCCACTATCTCCCTCCATCACCTCGGTTTATAGTTTTATTTAAGATGCAGCCATTATTAAACCATCTGTAATAATAGCATTTTGATTATATGAAGCTAATGTAGGCTTTTCTTTATGCCACAATATATCTGTAGCAGAATTAAGCAAACCCCAGCCATTAGTTTCAGAATAATAGTCACCTTCAGGATCAAGAAATCGATCTGTGATCTCACCCCATACTCCTGTTGGAACTTCTTTTAAGAAATCATGTCTTATATTTCCAAGTTTCTTAGAAGTTATTTTCATATCATTTAAAGCAGCAATACCTTCTACCATTTGATTTAGTCCTTTATTATTTCCATCTTGAGAACCATTTATCACATGTACCATAGCTTCTAATTGTTCATTCCAATTCTCAGAACCAGGTGAATGCTTAAATCTATGGTTTTGTAGATGTAATTTGCTCATCATACCGTTTAGACATACAAGTCTATATAGCATTAATGAAAACCCAAATGATCTAGACCCATCATAACTATTCCAGAATTGAATACCTAAATTAAGGTCTCCAATTTCTTTTTCTTTAGTTTGTAATGTATCTTCAGCCTTATATGATAACATATAATTCTTACCATTAAAGAACTCTTTATCTATTTTAAAGTCTATTGCAGCACTATCTACTATATCATCAGCAATATCTTTTACTTCTTGATTAGGTAATAACATATAGTTTTGACTTACTACTCCAGCTTCTTTCCATCCTTTTTCTTCATCTTTTCTTTGAACAGCAAAGGCAGCTGATTTAATTCCATTAAAATCTAATGGTACTTTCCTTATCTCTTGATATGGATTCATATTTTCTCCTTTATTAATTTTAAATAGTGTGTGAGAGAGCCTCACATATTCCTTTGCCTATACAATGAGTTTTCACTTGTTACAGTTACAAATCACCGAAAGTATAGGACTTACAGGACCAGTTATTGGCTCTCTCAATTATTTATCCAATTAAAGCATTATTAACAGGAAGGTGTACATCTAAGTTTTCTCTTTCTCTATTAGCTGTACATTCTAAATGCAGTGATTTTATAAGATTGTTTTCATCTTTGAATGGTGTTAATGATAATACTTTATTTGCATTGTATGCTACTCTAAATGAACCTTTAGATGAGGCTATATTCATACCTTCATTAAAAGCACTTTTTGTTATTTCTGATACAGCAAATACTATAATATTATTTTGTACTGCTAACTCCATTAAAGCTTGTGATACTTCTTCTACTTTCATATTATTATCTGTTTTTTTACTTTTAAACAAACCCATATGATCTACTACAACAATTTCAGGTTTTTGTGGTAACATCATAATACGTTTATTTATTTCATGAGGATAACAGCTGCTATAGTCAACAGTTAGCCAATCAAAATCTTTGCTTATACCGTTAGCATATTTGCTGTAATACTCTATTAGTTCTTCTTCAGACCATTTATTATCTATCATTACAAACCTCATCCACATTTGTCTAGGACTCATTTCCATTTCCATAAAATATGTCGTTCTTTTAAATCTTGTAATAAGATTTTGCAGCAACATAGTTTTCATAGATTTAGGTGGTGCTTGTAATATTACTACTTCACCAGGATACACAGGAAACTTTTGTCCATATGGTTCTCCTATATCTATAGGATTATGATTTCTATTTAAGAATTCTACCAATTCTTTTTCCATAGTTTCAGCATCCATAGTATTTTGTGAAGCTTTTGATTTATATAGTCTGCAAGTAGATTGACAATGTTTATCCATATGAACATCATTGCATCCATAGTTATAGCCATTACCATTATGACCTTCATAGCAATCAGTAACTATTTTATCCATTTCTTTTTTACTAAAAGGATGAGTATCAATGTCAACTCTTTGACGCCAATCTTCCATAACTAATCTTACAATATGTTCTGGATAACGCCACCTTAGAAATGCTCCTACCCTTAATGCTATTTGATGTCTAGATCCCTGAGCTGTTCCTTCCATCATTTTTTGTATACAAGGATACCAAACAGGATCTGGGTTTTTACCAAGAGAAACATTTTCAAATGTTTTATCACTTGCTATAGTTTTTCTTTCCAATACATCGAATACTGGTTCGCATTCTAATGTCACCCATTCATTTATTGTTCTTTTATTTTGTGCTATTTCTTGTATCTTTTCAATAGTCCAATGTAACTCTCCATTTTTTAATGGTACTTTCCATAATTTAGACTTGCTATTTAATGTATTTACAACTCTAATTATTCTAGTTTTATCTGAAACAGAAGAATCTGCGTAGTCATAAATACCTTTAGATTTAAGTTCATCTTTTACTTTTAAATGTAGATCTGGGCAAGGTTTCCATCTAAATGCTTCACCTGGTATTCCTAAATGAAATCCTGTACCTGAAAAGTATACTCTATATGGAACACACATATCATCTAATAGAATAGACAATCCTATTGCTTTTTCTTGAGCATTGTTAGGATTAGTTCCATCAACATCTAATATAAATTCATCTGGCATATACAATATTCCATCATATCCAGATAAAGTTTCTTTTTCTTTTACAAAGTCTATTACATGTTTATCATAATCCCATAAAGACATAAATGTATCTTGAGCCATACCTGCATATTTTTCTATATCATGTACATCGCCAAAATGATGTCTATTTGCTAATCCAAATGCATATTCTTTTATCATATTTTCTCCTTAGAATTGAATTTCTTGCAAATGCCATACTTGTTGTCTGTTTTTTCTATCAAGTTTTTTAACTTTTATAACACCATCTGTTCGCATTCTTCTAAATTCTCTAGTGTATGTCTCTGTACTACCTAAGAATTTTCCAAAATTATTTTTACCAGTATATGATAACTCTTGTATATCTGATGTTTTAAATGTAGATAATCCTGATTTTGAAAGATTAACTAGATTTTTCACAATATGTTCTCTTACAGTCATTATTTCTCCTTTAGTTTTTTTAATATAAATTCTTGATTATTTTTAGGGTATCTACCTGTAGGTCCACCTGTTTTATAAACAGGATACAATCCATCAGTTTTCGATATAAACAAAGGACAGTCGTCTACCCAATAACCACGTTTTATTTCTGTTAATACAGCGCAATATTTTTTATTTCGTTTAAATACCATGTTTCTCCTTTAATCTGACACACCCGTGTTGAACTACCCGCATCTCTAAAGATTCCCAGCAGACTATTGTTTATAGAGGCATACTATCAGCAACTTCATTTAATGTAGAAGTAGCCATTGAATTACCTTTATTTAATTTAGTACAACGATCTTCAACACCTTTCTTAATGCTGTCAACATCTTTTTGAGTGTAAGATAAATGCTCACTTTCATGGACTACAGGAGCTATATCATCAAATACTCTAGTATAGTTATTTCCAGTTTTTGTTTCTTTATATAGAAAAGTATTTATTGTTTTACCAATAAGACCTTTTGGATCATCATCATATTGAATCAATGGATGTTTACCGTTAGGATCTTTCAACACACCAACAATACCTGCATTAGCATATTTGAATATATTTGCTAATTTAAACTCTTCGTTTGTTGTTTTGTTTGTTGCTTCGTAAACTCTAAGATTATGATTGTCAGGATAATCTTCAAACCATATATCTATGTATTGTTTACTAACATTATTTCCTGTATAGGTGCCATATTCTGCTTTTCTAATTGTGCATTCATGCCATCCTTCAGAAAATTTACCACCACCACCATTGGTAGTAGCTGACATTGTTTTTATTGCCATACTATCTCCTTTATTGTTTTATTGCTCTATTGCCATCGTCATCAGCTTCTACAGATATACCTAGCATTGCTGATAAACCATATCTTCTACCGTATGTGATTGACGAACCTACTGCTTGGGCATCTTTTTTTCCACCAATAGGCATTCTTATTTCACTTTTAATCCATTCTCCAGAATTATGCACAAGCATAGTTGTTATATAGAATCCATTAGAATCTGTACAATATCTATTACCTTGTGTTACAGCTAATCCATTTTTCATAAGCTCTGGTCTTATAGCTATTAATATATCATTAATATCTGCATAACTAGAATTATAAAAAGGATTAGTTTTTCCTTTTCCTACTGAATTTAAACCACCTTGAAACGCAACCAATGATTTGATTAGTTCTGTTATACTAGATGATTTCCATTCATCATTTCTTCTTTCTTGATTTTTT